AGACTCCACCATCTTTGAAAGTTAAACTTCCTGCTGATGCATGACCAACATAATAAATAGATAGCAATCTTGTTCTACCAGACTGAATAGTACCAGTGCTAGTTAAAGTTTTTGCTCCTATATCTGAGTTCATAATTTACTCCTTAATATACTGAGTATTCTATTTCAAGAGTGCCACGAAAAGCTGTCAAAGCTGTATCACAAGCGTCACCAGCACACATATATAAATTTTTACTTGCAATAGGTGCACTAATATTTGGTGCAAATACGTGAAAGTTACCAGCAGTATCATCTAAATTAATATCAACCTCTGTTACTGTATCAGTAGCAGATATTCTTGGATTAAATGATGCTACACCTGCTCCAACTATTTCTGTTCCAGAAGAGATGGCAGTATTAGTAGCTGTTCCTGATGTTGCACTTAATTGTAAATTTGCTAAAGAATTAGCATCACTAGCAGCAGCAGTAGTAATACCTAAAACTACTTTATGTATAAAGAATTTACTTGCTGTTACTAAAGCATCTGGATGATCTGTATTTAATTCACCAAGTTCTACAAGAACGTCATTATCTGTATAAGTAACAGAAGCAGCATTAGTTCCTGCTAGAGTTATAGCAAAAGTTTGTATTTTTCTATTGCCTAATGATATTAGTTGTCCAGTTGAATTTACTGAAAAACCAGTTTGAGTTATAGCACCTGTAGTGCTATTTTCGTTTATTGTTTGAAATCCACCCTTTGAACGGACTGGACCTGAAAAAGTTGTGTTTGCCATTTTAGCTCCTAGTTTAAAGATATAGTCCTCTAGGGATGTCAGCCAAGCCTGTCTATATCAGTTATGAAATTCTTGGTACTAATAGTATACAAAAAAAAAGAGGACTATGTAAGTCCTCTTTTGATTTAGTTATTTATTATATTATTTATGCGATTTCTCTAACATTTACTGGAGTAAAACCAAATCTTGCAACAATATTTGTTTCAAGAGTTTCAGTATCTAAAATTAAATCGCCAACACTTACACTTACAAAAGGTATATCAGTAGTTTCTACTTTACTTCTGTCAGTATTACCAATGTGAAAAACTTCATCTAAATTATTAGCATCAATACTACCTGTGTGCTTATAAACATTTTCAGATAGTTTATTTACATTAAGTTCTAATTCCTCATTACTTATATTATGTTGAAAAATTACTTCTTGCCATGCTTTATCAATCTCTGATGAAACATTGTTTCTGTCTATTTGTGGTTGGTATATTTTATATTTTGTCATTTGTTTATCCTTTGTTGTTGTTAATAATATAAATATATCTTAAAAAGATGTGATATGCAAATAAACCTCTGAAAGGTGCAGAAAACCTGTCTTTTTAAAAAAATAATAAATTAAAAAAAAACCGAATCGATTCGTTTTTAACTTATTAAATCGCATTATTTTAAAAAATTACTTATTCTAAAATACTAGAAAACTAGGCATTTTGACTTTTATGGTCAGTATGCTATAATAGTATATATAGACAAAGGATAAAATATGTTAAAAAAAATGTTAAAAGACGCAATGAAAGTAGATGAGTTAGTAAATCAACTACAAGAAGTGGATCATGAATGTGGATTTCATGATGGTTCATTCAAAGGTATGTTAGGTTACTACACTAAAGATATTATCATAGCTGAAGCCAAGAACAGATTGGATATGGCTAATGAAAATTTAGAAGATACCTTTGGTTATGAAGAAGGGGATGTAGAATACAAAACCATTAAAAGAGAAAAAAGGCAGTTAGAAAGATTTTTAAATAAATGGAACTAATAAAAAAGGGAGCTACTAAGCTCCCTTTTTAATCGTTTATTCAAAGAGATAATTAAGCTGCACCTGGTGAGCCGAATATACCTCTAGGATCGGAGAATCCAAATGAATATCTTTCTCTTGCTTTGAACCTTACATTACCAGTATCAAAGTCACCTTCGATAGCTGTCTTGATTGGACTTCTAACAAATTGTTTTAATCCGTTAGGAGCATCAGTCATAATGAAGAAAGCGTCAGTATCAGTTAAATAATGATTAACTCTATAACCTTGTGGGATCATTCCCATATTAGCCATAGCATTAATATCATTATCTGCTGTTCCGACTCTTTGTGGAGATTTCATAATTCTCTCAGCAGTAAATTGTAATTCTTTTGGAATTATCAACTTAACACCTTGTAAAGCAATCTTTAAACCTCTTTCATCAACAAAAGCAGCAATGTCTATCAAAGACTGTTCAATAGATGTTTCACTAAGGTCAGCAGCAGTGTTTAGAGTATTTTCTAATACACCACCACTAGCTAATGGATGTAGTAAAGAACATAATTCTTTACCATCACCACCAGTGAAATTACTATCAAAAGCATTGTTTAATACATTTGCAGCTTTAACTTGTTTTGTGTTAGCCATACTTCTAGCTAAAGCTCTTGTGTATCTTGCTGCTAATCTGTCGTAAAGATTATCTTCGATAGCTTCTTCAGTAATAGCAAATGCCATCGCTATAGTTTCGTGTGTATATCTTGCAGTAAAACTTTCAGTTGCTTGATCAAAAGTAACATTTGAACCTTCTGTTTTTACTGGAGCACTACCGAAACCTGATAACATTACTTCTTCTTCAAAAGCTCTGTCAGATGCTTCAGATGTAAATATTTCTGCGTGTTCATTTTCATACCTGTTATATTCCAGACCGAATAATGCGTTCAAGCCTGGTTCTAACTCTTTCACTAATTGTGATCTAGATATCGCCATATTCTATTCCCCTTATGCTAAGCCAGTATCGGCTGTTGAGTTATGTAAAAAGAAATGATTCTGAATTTTGACGATTACATTTGCATTAGCGTTACTAGTGTCTTCATTGTTAACATCTTTACAAATGTCTACTGCCATAATCGGAAAATTGTTAGCTGTATCTGTTTCACTTACATCTAACTGTACTTTCGATATACCAGTGTCTGTATTACCAGTCACATTAGTTGTTTTATATCCTTTGAACAGACCAGCTCTTGTAAAAGCAGCATCTGCATCAATTAAAAACAAAGTATTAGGATCGTCAATTACATTAGCAACAATATCAGAAGCAGTAATGCTACCAGGATAATGATTACTAAATGTAGGTTTCTTGGTTGTTGGATCAGTATAAAATACCCCATTGAATACACCAATTGGCTTCACAGTGGCACCACCAGAAACATCATATCTTTCAATGTTTCCTGCACCAGTAGGCACAACTAAATCACCTTGAAATATAGCTGTACTTTCACCTGAAGCAATAGGATATTCATTTTGTTGGTTATTCCATGCGTGTCCACCAAGTGTTTTATATGGTCTAAGACCAAATTTTTCACTTACGTTTGCCATGTTTTACCTCCTTGTAAATATAGGCTATTGTTCAAAATACAGCAGTCGTCTTGTCTAAGACTTACGACCACCACCAAAAGTTACACGAGATTGTCTATCAATATTTATAGGCATCTCTGGTCGTTGTTCCCTTAGAATGTCGTTGTCAACGGCTTCTTGTTGAGTTTTTGTCTTACCTTGATAATATTTACTGCGTTGCTCGACTATTTCTTCAGGTATCCTCGCCAACACGAGTCCACCAACTCCTATCAACCCCTGATATTTACCATCGCTAATTACTGGATAATCGTGTTGTCCGATTTGACTTTTGATCTCTTCAGCTCTAACAAATTCCCAACCTTCTCTAAGTTTCTTAGATACATTACCTGTATCTTCTTGACCCATAGTTTCAGTTCTAATCCAACGATGTTTAAACCCTTTTGGTGCAGGGGGTGCATCTAGACTTGATGGTGGCATCCACTGTTTTTTTCTGGTCTCTCTCACTGTGGAGGTTCGTGAGTTTCTATTTAGTTTGTCCATAATGACTCCTATTTAACAAATTTGGCATATTCTTCCAAAGGCACTCCCAACTTTTTAGCTATTGCTACCTGTGACCGAGTGAGTTTCACAGTTCTGCGACCCTCTTGTTTTCTACCAGCCGATGCGACTGTTTGCGTAGGTCGTTTTTCTTGTTCAAATTTATTGGGAAAATATTCCCTCATTTTGAAATCTATTTCATTATAGTAGTCATCACTCTCTGGGTCAAACCCTTGTGCGACTAAATCTTCGTGAATTCCATAAGCTGCATTTGTAAGAACTTTATCTTTTCCAAACCAAGTATTTTTATCTGCCCAACTAGTAGCCTTTGGTGAAGGTTCTCTTTTTTGTGGTTGTGGTTGTGGTTGTGGTTGTTCTGTTGTTTCAGGTTGTGTTTTTTTTGTTTCTTGCTCTTCTTTCTTTTTATCCTGAAGTATTCTAGCTTTTTCTTTTTCTACAGATAATCTAGCTAATAAGTCATTAGCTTCCATAATTTTATCTGCATCATTATTTTGTATTGCGTTTTTAAGATTACTTTTTACTTGTTCTCTTTGAGCATCTATTCTTGCATCAAACTCTTTTAAATAATTATCATCTATTGTATTTAAAGTTGTTTCAGCTTTTTTATATTTATCTTGTATACCTTTAGCATAATCAAGAGCAGCTTTTTCTCTTCTCTCTGCTTCTCTGTATCTTTTTGTAAGTTGGTCTATCCTTCGTTGCACACTAGAGGATATTTCATTTAAATTAGAAGGTTTCTCTTCAGCCTTTTTTTCATCTACAACTTTTGCTTCCGTATTTTTTTTATTAGGATCAGTATAACC